AGTTAATGGTGAAGCTGCTCCTGCGTTCCATGTAAATGTTTTACCGTTAGCAATTGTTGCAATCAATACCTGACCAAAATTATCAAGACTCCAAAGTCCTGGTTCAAGAGTTACCTCTGATGCGAGAACCGCTTCTCCCCAATCAGAAAAATTTGTAGCATCGGTAACAGCTGTTCCTGTGTTGTGAGATGCATTACTAGTTCCATCTACATTTCTTACAATACTTTGTAAGTTAGGAGATGATATGGATGCATAAGATATTAATTCTTCCTCTACTAGAATTCTACCTGCAGCACTAAAGTTGGTTGTTGCAGCTAATGTAACATTTGTACCGACACCACCTGTACCTGCAGAGTTTGCACTTAGTGATCCGTTCAAAGTAGATGTTGCAGCTCCAGAAACTAATCCGTTCCATTGTGATATACCAAAACCATAACCATAAGATTGTGCGGCAGGTCCGACTTTCTCGTAAGGTTTAACAGCGATACTTCCGCCTGTTGATACAGTTGCACCAGCGTTACTACTTTGTGTGATTGTAAAAGTTGTAGGAGTTGGAACTGATGTTACTTGAAATAGTTTATCTTCAAAATCTGATGCACTAAATCCTGTGCCACTTGGCAATGTCACACTATCTAATAGCACTATATCTCCTGGTTCTAAATTATGAGAAGTGGAGGTTGTTATTGTGCAAACAGGATCATTATTAACTGTTGCAATTGTAGATGATGATATTGTTGATTTTAAAGGTGTTATGTCAAATAACTGTCCTTCAAAATATAAAAGTAAAAATTTGTCTGTACCTATCGCAACATATCTGTTTCCATTAAGATCTACAAACCCATGTTGTTTTCTAGCAACACCTACGATCGAGTCTGATATCAATGAAGACCATCCACCTACTTTTTCTGGTAGACCATATCTAAATCTAACATTGTCAGAATCTATCCATCTATTCTCTGCACCTGCAGTAGTGTCCTGTTTATCGATTCCAGGTAAGAAATTATATTCAATAAGAGCCACTAGCCACTCCTACGCTGTGTTAGTTTTAAATGCCCAGCCTCTTGTTGCATCAACATACACCAATGTAAAAGCTTGACCGTTAGTGTTTAGTGTTAGATTAGATGTGCCTGAATTTATTGGTTGACTATTTCTATTAACAATAAGATTGTTGTTTGCAAAAGTTCCTCTCGCATCAATAAATGTGACCTCTGATCCAACCGCAGGTGATGCAGGTAGAGTTACAGTAATTGGGTTGGCTGTTGTATTTGCAAATATCTGATCACCATCCACTGCTGTATAAGTTGTTATTGTTGAAGAGTTTAGAGTTACATAACCTTTGTTACGAATACCAAGACTAACATTTGTACCATCAGAGTAGATCAAAGATGTTGATCCTATCGGTAACACAACACCTGTTCCTGATACCGTCTTGACTGTTATCGTAAATAGTGATGATGTTCCTCTTGTCGTTGCATCTTCGAATACTATTATTCTCTCAGATCCATCTGGTATGGTCACACTTCTATTTGTACCTAATGTACCAGTTAATTTAATATATATATTTTTACCATTTGATGTTGCACCATTATCAAGTGCTAAAGCTAGATCTCCTGATGCAAGTTGTGCTGTGGATAGATATCCTGAAGATAGTTGTTCCAATATCTGTAGGTTTGTATTGGTGATCGTACCCCAAAGACCCGCCTTCTCACCTGTTGCTATAAGTTCTAGTTTTGAATTTGTTGAAAAACTTGATGCCATAATTCTCCTAATACGGATCTATATTGATCCACGTTTGACTCGCCCCTGGGTTAATCTCATTCCAAGTAATAATACCTGGATCTTTAATAGTTAACGTCATTGGCGAACCTGTCGGTAACACTTTTGCTGCCGCTGATATTGTAACACTTCCTGTGCCAATGGTCAATTCATTCTTAGCGACGCTTACGTTAGCTGCGGCTGTTACTGTTATTGTGCCTATACCTAAAGTAAATGGTGTAGCTGTAGGTGTTACGTTAGCTGCACCACTTATCGTTAATGATCCAAAGCCTAGAGTTAAAGGACTTCCTGATGGAGTTACAAGTGCACCTGATAAAATAGTCGAACTACCTATGCCTAAAGTTAACTGATTCGCAGTTACGTTAACAGTAACGTTTGGATTAAATATTGATGTGGCTATCGGCGCAGCAGATATGGAAGTATGACCGAGCATCTATTACGCTCCTGTCAGTGCTTTTATCTCAGCGTCGGTTAATCCTAGATCTTTGAGTTT